GAAGGGCACTCGATGGCTTGTGATTTGCAAAGCTGTAAGCCATTGCAAAGAATGGCTCCTCAGGTAGGACTCGAACCTACAACCCTCCGGTTAACAGTCAGAATCCGTTCGCAACTCCAGACAGCCCCATGCGCCAAGATACAGAAAACAAAACGCCGCCAGTTCGCAGGAGTGTATCTGTTAGCCTGCTTTGGTACTGACTTCATTCACAACTTATTCACAACCTCGCCCCGGCCTTTGGAGCAAGCCTACAATGGGTCGAGAAAGGAAGGGGGAGAACATGCAAGAGAGAAAGATCGTCGAACTGACGGAAGTTCTTTTGCGCCTTGAATGCAAGGAATGTCACGGAAGCACATCGTGTCCGCCAGATAGAGTGGAGCGAGCGATGCCCTTGAGTAGCTGTCAGTTTTGTGCTCCGGTGACGCCGATTCCACAAGACGTGTCGTGGAAAGCTGAAGTTAAAAAGCTTGCGAATGCGCTCATGGCAATCAAAGGTGCGCAGGAAACAAAAGGACCAGAGTCGCCAAAACTGCGCTTATCGTTCGAGATTATAAGCCGCAAGATTGACTAAGGAAGCCAACGCTCCACAATCGTCATCGCGGCCCGTACTCGCTGCAGCGCCGGTTCCTTTTGGCGTTTCTTGACAGCGTCGGCAATATCGGGAAAGAGTTTCTGGACTTCTACAGCGGCTTCGCTCGCTTGACCCTTCAGCAATTTCTTCAGAGCTGCCACGTCTTCTGCGGCTTGGAAGAAATTGTCGGCTTTGACTGAATCTGCGATGGAACCCAGATAACGGTGGAGTCTCTGCTCCGGTGTCAGTACATCGTTCATATTCTCAGCCTCCGATTACTTCCCATAAGGGTACTATTTCACTGCCGAATCAGCCCTTCCCGCTTGTAGCAAAAGACGAGCTGCCCGCGCCACCAATCCACCTGTTCTTGAAGGTACGCGACCCGCTTGACATTCGTCGGGTCGGCGATCATCGCATCCAAACTGTCAATCCGTTGACGGCAGATTTCCGTGGTCAGCAAATCGAAACCGCGCTTGTATTTCAACTCAGTGCTCATGCTCTTATTCCCCACTTGCCCCTGATGGCCCGCACGATGCGGTGCTCAACCAAAGGGCTGATGCTGTCCGCGTCCTCTTTGCGGACCCCGAACATCCTAGGCCGCGATTCTTCAGCGAGCACAGGCGCTGGCTTGATGGTCATGTCATGGGCTTGTTTTTCCAGTGTTCCACTCCACACGATTTTCTCGCCCGGTCGCAACGATGAACTGAAGTCCATAAATCCCTCCGGTGTCCGTTCGAGTGGATTTACTGTTGAAGAGCCAGCAGCCCGGCTGGGCTCTAACCAGCACGGGCTCTGTTGCTCACCGATCCTGACCGGCACTGTTGACGAATTTCGGAGGGCAGCTCGCCAAAGGCTGCTCTCGAATCCCCTGCTTCCAAACGCGCCGCTTGTCGGCTGCCGACAATGGCGAGACGCCGCCGGTCCGTTGGAAGCACGCCGTTCCGAGACACGGTGAAAGCTGGCGGCGAAGTGTTCATAGTTCCGACTCGTTCGGCAGACCAAGATTAGGATCGGTCCAGCTCTTGCCAGAGAGTTTCTGAACGAGCACAGATTCCTGTTGTGCCAATGCCTTGAGTTTGTTTTCCTCCGTTGTTCTGGCCGCGAGAAGCTTTCTCTCCTCGCCAAAGCACGCTTCCCAAGCGAATTGCGCCTCGTCCGCTGCTTTCACTAGGGATACTCGCTTTGTCTCGTACTCGCGCAATGCAGCACCCGTCGGCCATCTCCCTAAGCTGTCGCGCTGCGAATCCCAGGAGCTGACTTGCGAGCGGGCGTTCAACATTGCCGCGTGCTTCGCTCTTTTGACTTCGAGATACGCCGTCACTGCGCTATCTGCGGCCTTATAAACTTCCGCTTGCACGCGACACTGTTCCGCGAGAGCGACCTGTTCAGCGGAGAGACGCGCGATTCTCTGTTCGCGCCCGCGCGTGAGCGTGTCACCTAGCTTTTCGATCATCGTTAACAGTTCGGATTGCATGACGCTGCGCTCCTGGCCGTCGTCAACATACTTTTCCAACTCCTGCAAGGCTGGCGCGAGGAGTTTGCGAGCGAGCGCGTGCATGTCCCGAGCTGGCGGTGTGACCACGGGCGTATCTGCTTCCGTCACTTCCACGGCGGGCTCTGGTTTCTTCGTCTCTTTGTCGGGTTGCCAAAAAGGTTGCGAGTAACCGAGATCGAATGCCGGTTGCGGAGTAAGTGTTTCGAGTAGTGACTTCTGGAACATCATCGCTCCCCCTGTCTGAGTTTCATTCGCAAGGCATCGGCTGCTCGGTTCAATTCCCCGGTTCGTGCTTCCGAGTCGCGCATCTGCCGGTCAACTCGTTTTACGACGGCCGTGATCACACCTTCAGGACCGCCATTTCTGGCGAGTTCGGCGCGGCTTTCAGCCATGCCTTGGCCCATTCTGAATCCGACCGATTCCGCCGCCCCACGGCGCAGAAACTCTCCTGGGTCAGGCTCACTACTGATAGACCCCGACATATGTGATTGCGCAATGCGCCATTTGTCGGTCAAGGTAACAGGATCATTCGAATCCGTGAGGAAACCAGGCGAATAGCCTTCAGCAGTTTTCCGTTGGTTGCTCATTTTTCACCTTTCCGGTTGAGTGTGTTTTCAACTACTCGCTCCCACCCGTTCGGTCTGAACGCTTCACCCGCGTTCGGGCTAGCGTCTCTGGCGGGCGTGGGAGTGTTGAGCCACTGATCCGGCATATTCTCGCCGCGCATGGTTTCCTCGGCGATTGAGTAAGTCGCTGATACTTCGTTACGTTCGTTGTCCATTGTGTTCTCCTATTCTTCGATTTGGATAAACCCGTGCCTGAAGAGCACGTCTTTCAACTCTGAAATCTTCTGAAGGTTTTCGGGAGTCAATCCTTGACACTTGCGATCTGGGTTGCAATGGTCGCGGCCCAGGGGGCACATGAGCTCGTCCAGCGCCAGACGTACCGAGAAATCATGATCCCGTCGGACTAGTTCCACGGCCGCGGGGAAAATTTCTTCTTTGACTTGGCAAAGTCGCTTCACGAGTTACACCTCCACGGCTGAAAAATTTCGCTTGCCACACGGCGCAGGGCGCTACACGTGAAACCATGCGCGGGCAGCGGCTGCTCGATTCCCTGCGCCTGCTTCTCCGGGTTCCAGCAATAAATCTGGTGCTCCCGAATCGTGTTCGCGCACGATCTGTGAATCCGCATCTGCTTCGCCGCGAACGCATTCGAGACGGTGCGAATGCCGGCGATAACTTCGGCATCGTCTTCGGCGTTCTCCGTGACCCACAGGCCGTGATTGATCAGTTCCTGAGAGAATCCAGTCGTGCCTTTTTTCAGGATCACTCGCGGCGAGTGCGTCGATGTGCGGGAAAATTCTATGAACTTGATGAGATCGCCCGCGAATTGCGCGTCGGTCTTCTGGCTGCCTTCGCGTGCAGCGTCCCAGTAGTATTCGCGCGTCTGCCACGCGGTTTTGCCGTCGTCGAGTATTTCGACAAAAGCGACAACCTTTGATGTCGCACACTCGACGCCGACGTAGTGGGGAACGGGATTCTCAAACAGAATTACCGGGGCCTGCTCATCATCGAAAATCAAGCTGTCCGACCATGATTCGTAGATTTGCAGACCACCACCGCCACCCAAATAAATCCCCGCTTGGCTCATGGCGTCGACCATGTCGTCATGGGCTGCTGCTGGGAACATCGTGATCTGTTGGATGAAAGGTTCGGCCCAGGCCGCGTTGCGGTCCACGTACCAGTCACCCGCCTGCCATTCCGGTGCAACGGCAAACATGCGCCCAATCTTGCCGCCTTGCGGGTTGACTGCGATGACTCCGGCGACGTTCGCCTTCAGGCGCTGGATCACGGCTGGCCCGTTGGCTTTGTCTTCTACCAGGATGGCGCTGGCGTCCGGATGCTGTAGCCTCTGCCCACGAATTGCTGCTTCGGTTGCGGCTGCGTCAAGGTGCTCGTTCACCACGTTCAAGACGAACCGCTTCCGCCCTTTGACGCCAACCGCGAGAATGGCGACGTAATCGCTCGTCACCAAATCTTTGAACGCGCAATCGACGCTGATCACTTTGCGGTTGAAGATGTCCGGCAACTCTTCATCTAGCTCGCCCGTCAGCGGATCGCGACCACCGTAATACTTCACCTCGCTGCGCTTGATCAGGTTGCCTTCGAGTGGAGCAGGGCGCTGCTGATACTGCCCCGCATAGACCATGCGGTTGCGCTGCTTCTCGGCAACGATATGGGGCGTGAACCGCTCCGGCTGCAGGATGTCGCCCTTCTTGCGCTGCACAACCTTGCCGCTGATCGGAAACACCCACTCCTCGTCTTTCTCTGCTTCGAGCGGGATCACAACTTCCTTCCACGCGTCGTCGCCGTCTTGAGACTTGACGAATCCCGTCGTATCGAGTTCATTGAGGCGCTGCATGATGACGATGATCGCCGCAGTTCCCGGATCGTTCAGCCGTTGCCGCAGTGTGTTGTCCACCCAGCGATTTGCAGCCATGCGCTCAACATCCGACAGCGATTGCTGCGAGCTCATCGGGTCGTCAAGAATGGCGGTATCACCGCCTCTGCCTTCCGCGCCCGATCCCGTCGAAGTCGCGATCATCTGACCCATGCGGTTGTTCATGAACTGCGTCGCAAGGTTGCGGTCAGATGCGAGTTGAAATCTTTCTGCCCAGAGCGATTGATACCAGGGGCTCATGATCAGATTGCGCCGCGCGACCGAGTGATCAGTGGACAGAGAATTCGAATAGGACGCGCACAAGAACGCGTGCGAAGGCTCAGTGATCCATACCCAACACGGAAAACAGATGGTCGCGATGGTTGACTTGGCGGTGCGCGGTGGGACGTTCAAGATCAGCCGCTTCAACTTCCGCTGCTTGACCAGCGTCAGGTACTCAGCAAGCAGATCGTAATGCCATGACCAGCAGAGCGTGCGCCCCGGATTCAGACACTTCCACGACTCGCGGATGAACAGCGAGAAGTCAGTCTGCAATGCATCAAGCCGCTCTGCGGAAATCGGCTTCGGCGCTGGCGTCATTGCTCTGCCTGCCTTCAGCAAGCGATACAGTTGCGCGATGCGTGGAGGAATCACGTTGGCAACGGTGCTCACGGCTGCCCCTCGCTCTCTTCCGTCTCGAATTGCACGGGGGAAGCGATGCCGCTTGGCGGGAATGCGCCCGGAATCGTCTCGTAGTACGGTGCCTGCGGCGCACAG